TTCCCAAATCATTTGGTCAAAAACTAAATTCTCTCTAATCCAATGAAACATCTCAAGGTTAGACTTACCGCCCATACTTGTAATATCAAAAGCTTCACCTCGTAGATGGCTGCTTCTTGCTGCGCCCTTTAATGCAGTATTAAGTTCTAAAGACCTAAACATACTATTTACTTTAATTGGTGCACCTACCCACTCTCGTAATGGCTCAAACACCTTTTCAGCTAGTAGCTGCATATTCTCTACTTGTTCATCATTTGGTTTATTCTTTATACCGTATTGTTTAGCATAATTAGAACCAACTGCTTCCTTGTAAGATATGTGTTTACTTATTTTTTTCATCTGTGATTAGTTTAAAAGTTCCATCTTGTAGGTTTACTTCTATGTTACCATATTTTTCTTCAAGTTCCTTTTTATTCTTTTCTTGCTTCATTGAAAGTTCTGCAAACATATGTGATAGTGTATGTGACTGTGTAGCCAATAACCCTAAATCGTGTAATATTGCTTGTTTCTTTTGTTCTTGTTCTTTAAATACTTTTAACTCACTTTTTGATAATTTTCCCATTGTATTGTTTTAATATCAAATATACTTTATTCCTTTTTTAATGTAGGTGTAAAATCTATTATTTCTTTAACTTATATATGCTCCAATATCCCAAGAAACACCTTGAAACTTAGTTGTAACTATTGGAAATTCATCTACTCCATTACCCCAATTAGCGGTATCAATACCCTCGTTTTCTGTTAGAGTTAAACCTGCACCAATAGCAGGAGATAAAGCTCCTAAACTAAAGTTATTATTAGGTACGTCAACTAATAAGGGGTCTCCGATTACTGAATTATTTTCAGTAACTCCGCTTGTAGTGGCATTGTTAAATAGGTTTGTATTTGATATTGGTGTGCTACCCCCATATGCAAAAAACCCTCTAGTTAAATTACTAATAATTGAATTTGATTCTGTAATGTTAACGAAACTACCTAATCCTCTCTGAGATACTAAAGTTTCTGTTAAGTATGTATTGTTATTTGAGTTCCAAGTTACACCTGTATCAACCAAAACAACGTGCTTATTATTCGGCACAGCCTTAAACACATTGTAGTACATATTAAGTATTGTGTTTTTTGGTCTGAATGAATGGTCTGTAGATATTTCATTTGAAAAGAAATTCTGCTTAAATGTGTGTTCTCCATTTATTGCATCCACTTCTCCTAAAAATCTACATTTTGAGAAAGTGAAAGCACCTCTGACAAGGAAATCTTCTTTTATTAGAGTTTGCTCTATAGTACCTCTACTTCCTGTAGCGGGTGTAGGTGCAGTACTCCTGAATAAAAAGCCACCTACAACGGAGTTAGTTATATCGAAAATAGCACCCGCATCAGTAGATGCTCCTGTGTCAGTTATAGTTCCTGTTACATTTACCCTGTTTAGCTTTATAACAGAGTTAGTTCTTGGATTCATATTGCCAAAAGTACAATCTTCTGCATCTACACCGAATGTAACGTCATAGTTCGTGTTTCCTGTTATAGTACAATTTCTTATAGTGGCAGTTCCTGTTCCTGCCAAAGCCACACCCTCACCATTTCCTGTAATATTAGTTCCTTGACCTTGCACTGTAACTGTAGCTGAGTCGTGACCTGTAATACCATCATCCGCAGCACCTGTAGAGGTTACATTGTTAAATACAATAGTACCTGTTCCATCACAGGATATATTTTGATTTGTTCTACAGTTAGTAGCGGTTACATTAAAAGTTTCTAAATTGTAGTCTCCCTCAAATATCATACAGTTTATTCTACCGCTTGTGTAAGTACCTCCATACATTCTTGATTCACCTGCGTTATTCCAAATGAAACCACTTGAAGGGTCAGCTACTTCAGTATTGTGAATTAACTCCCTACCTGCTAAGTCTCCTCTAATATCAATATCACTTGCTCCGATAACTAACGGCTCGGTGATTGTGTCCATAAGGTATAAAACATCTCTAGCCCCCATAGATGCGTAAGGTATACCTACCGCATCTGAGGCGTTTGCTTCACTTTTACCGTCTTTAGTGCCTGACCCTAATTGTGAAACGTACCAATTTACACTACACCCAGCATATTCTTTGTACACAATACCCCAATTTACAGTATTATCACAAACACCTCTGCCCCACCAACTTCTTGAATATATTTCGTTTGCCATTACTTTTTATTTTTTTTCTTCTTTAGAAATATTTTAAGTTTCTCTATGTTTTTTGCTTTTGGTTTGTATATCATAAAACCCATCCGTTAAATGTAGCGTTGTAGCTAGGATATAAATCATCGTTTACATTATTTGTATACTCTGGGTAGGTAGTTTGGTTAAAACTCATAAAATCTATAAATCTTCTTGAGTACCATTCTGCGTTTGTTCTTGCTTTTTCAACTAAAAAATCAACTTCTGTTTTATCTACAGTTTGTGAGTTTTCAGAATTATGTTTAAAAATTCCGCCATTAGAAATTTGATAAGCAGCGAATGGAATATAATTTGATTGTGCGTACCAGATTAGCATACTTACAATATAATCATCTAAAATAATTTTCCATCTTGCATTAGCTGGCAAATCAATTCCAGCTACAATAGCAGCAGTTAAACCATCGTACATATTTGTACCTATGATTTGTTGTACATCAATTTCTTGTGCGATTTTGATGAAAAAAATAAATTTGTCGGTATTAATTGACCCATCTAAAATTGAGTTTCTTACTAAATCTGTTCTATTTATAAATAATACTGTTGCCATCTATCTTCTTTTATTAGTTGGTAAAAAACCCTCATTAGGCATATCAATTGGTCTTTTAGCTACAAGTTTATCGTTAACCTCTGGCTTAAAACCTTTTCGTTTAGCTTCATTTACACTTATTAATGGTGCTTTGGGACTTTTAACATCAATACGTTTGCTGTCTAGTGTAAACATATAAGTTTTGCGCATCCAGAAATGATGACACGCACCACCACCTTTGTAAAACCAAATAGAATATGTATCTGCACCTCTTGGTCCCCAACCTGGATTGACTGCCCTTGTACCCATTTGTATAATATCTTCTTTGCGGTATATCTTTTTAGATTTTACCATTTTCTCACAAAAACTTCTTGTTACATTTTTACCCTCTTTGTCAAATGTATCTTTTAAAGGTGCGTATTGATAACGTACTTTAAAGGCAACATCTTTTACAGCTTTATCTTGTTTTGATTTTGCGTTTGGTCTTGATGTACCAGTAGAAACAAATTCCCATATTTTAGATAATGTACTTTTGTTCTTTTTGTTTAGTTCATCAATTTGATAATCTAATGCTTCTTCATTATCATAATCAACTTTTCTTTCATCAATTAATGTCCATTCGCTTAAATCTTCATCTTCACCAAATTCTTCTAAATCAACTTCACCGTGTGACTTACAGGGCATATACCAAACCTTACCATCTTCTTCGTGTTCGTGGTAACCCTCGCAATCTATCATCTTTGCAATAGCTTCTGCTTCTTCTTTTGTTCCGTATGCTTGTTTTCCATCAATCTCTTTTAATTGAATTGATGACATATTTTCCTTTATATATCCGCATATTTTAGGTGCTGCTGCTGCTCCATACCTTTTAGTTTGTTCAGCAATACATTTGTCCCAAGGATATTTAGCAAGATTTACCGACATCTCAACACCTGTTTCTTCTTCTATAGTCTCACTATCTTGTAAGTCTTTATCTACATCAGTGAATTCTAGCGGCTGTAAGGTCGTAAAGTATAGGTTTAAGGCTATATCATTGTAAGCTAGTATTTGGTCAAAGCTATCAATTAAAAGTTCTTGAAATGGTCTTATAACGGTGTTATCCATTAATAAACTAGCAGTTTTAATTTCATCTGCGTTGTTACCTAAACCACTACCATCTTTTATCCCTAATAACATAGGTGATACAATACGATGTGCAACCATTATTTTCTGTGTGCTTTCTTCTGATAAGAATTGGTACTGATTGTGAGCATCACTTAATTGTACAGGTGTAATTTCTGCTTGGCTTTCTTTATTGTCGTTAAAAGCTAAAATGAATTTACCAGCATTAGATGTTCCCGAAAACTTCTGTGCTATTTTTGTTTCTATTAATTGTCTTTCTTGTTGGTTAGGAGTTCCGTTGTTAAAATTAATTAACATACTGGGGCTCAGACCGTTAAGAATATTATTGAGGTGATAGTTAGATACTTCTTCTTCAAGTTCTGCATACTGTAAACCACCTTGGTAATCTACTGGAGAATAGTAGTAAAAGCCTGATTTATAGGGTTTTATGTAATATATCTCTATATTTTCTTTAGACATACCAAAAGCTGGTATTCTTAAAGGGTCATCTGTTCTTTTTATGTTTGCCCAATCATTAAAATAATAATAAGCTGGTACATTACCATCTTCATTACATTTTTCTGCTCTTAAAGTCTCAATAGGCATATGCTCTAGTTGAACAATCTTGCTTCTATCCTTTGAGTATATAACTTGAATAGCAGCTTGTCCCATTAGTTTAAGGTCATAGCAGCATCTTCTTACAACATCTTTTCTAAACAAAGAAACCATCTGTGCATACTCATTAGGCTTTCTGTTGCTATCAGTAGCATTTAAACCCTTTCCGTAGATTGCTTGGCTAATTCCATTAATAGCTGCATTGTTTGTAGGTGAACCATTATAACGGTCTATAAG